CCTGGAAGCCGCGCAGCCCGAGGCGTCTGCAGGATTGCGGACGGCTGTTCTGCGGATGGCCGGCGAGCTTGGCTTGACGATCCCGGGGATGCGGATGTTGCGTTGGCAGATTGCTGACGCTCCGAGCGCTCCGGTGGTTCCGGCGAAGAAGGCTGCTCGTAAGACGTCGTCTGGCGATTGGTTGAAGGCGGTCACTGTCGATGGCGAAGGCACCTGAGTATCGGATTCCTCCGCGTACGCGTTCCTTGGGTTACCTCGGCATGTGGTGGATCGAACGTCACTGCGTGATTCCTGACGGTGACAATGCGGGCGATCCGTTCGTTCCGACGCTGGATCACCGCGTGTGGATCGCGAATTGGTATGAGGTTCGCCCGTCTGCGAAGCCGGGGGAGCGTAACGTCGCGTTTCGTTACCGCACCGGGCAGTGGATGGCCGCGCAGAAGATCGGGAAGTCTCCTGGTGTCGCTGCAGAGACGTGCTTGGAATTCGTGGGCCCGGCGCTGTATGACGGCCGCGCGGAAGAGGGCGACTACTACGCATGCTCCGACCATGGGTGTCCGTGCGGTGGGGTGTACCTCTACGAGGTTGGCGAGCCGATGGGCAGGCATTGGCCAACTCCCCGCATCCAGCTTGCGGCGGTCGTTGAGGATCAGGTGGAGAACACCTGGGGCGCTCTCATCCCGATGATCGATGACGGCCCACTGTCGAACGTGATCACGAAGACCGGCGAGGCGTTTATCCGCCACCCGAACGGGAACCGTGACTCGCGTATCGAGATCGTGACTTCGAAGGCCGACGGCAAGCTCGGTGCTCGTATCTCTTGCGGGAAGCCGGATGAGACCGGTCTGTGGACTGATCAGAACAGCATGAAGAAGTTCATGCGCACGCTGCGCCGTGGCGCCGCTGGTATGGGTGGGCGAGTGTCGGAGACGACGAACCCGTACAACCCTGCCGAGTCGTCGCAGGCGCAGGACACGCACGAGTCGAAGCGCGCGGACGTGTTGAAGCATTACTACCCGCCGCCCGCGCACCTGGACTTCAGAGTAAAGAAGGACCGCACCGAGATCTTCCGGTGGAACTATTCCTCATCTCCGTGGGTTGATCTGCGGTCGATCGAGGCCGAGTCGCAGGGGCTTGCTGAGGTGAGTCCCGGTGAGGCTGAACGGTTCTTCGGCAACCGGATCGTGGCGGGCGCTGGCACATGGTTCGACATGAAGAAGTGGGCGCTGAAGGGCTTCCGCGAAGAGGTCGCACCGGGCACTCGCGTGTGTGGCGGGTTCGATGGTTCCGAGAATGAGGACCATTCTGCGATCCGGCTCGAGACGATGGATGGCTACCAGTTCACCCCGACATATGGGGCGGCGAAACGGAAGGCGCATTGGCGTCCGCAAGATTGGGGCGGCCGGATTCCGCGTGCTGAGGTGATGGCCGCATGGTCTGAGATCGCGGAGACGTATTCGCTGGTGCGTGTCTACTGGGACCCCATGTTTTGGGAGTCCGAGGCGAATGCGCTTGCTGGGGAGCACGGTGAGCGTGTGTTCGTGAAGTGGGCGACGAACCGTCCGACGCAGATTCATGCGGCGTTGGAACGGTTCCGCACGGACGTGTACAACCCGGATTCGGATTTCACGCACGACCAGGACAAGGACGCGGAAGCGCATCTGCTCAACGCGATCATCCGGTCGGGGACCGTGGACCCGGTGAACAAGATACGGCGTTACTCGATCGGTAAAGCATCGGACCCTCAGAAGATCGACATCACCATGTCTGGCGTCCTCGCTCATGAGGCGCGCATGGATGTCATCGCATCTGGTGGGGCTGAAGACGAAGAGACGGAATCGCTCGTCTGGTTCTGACTGAAAGGGGTGTCAATGGACATCACGGCATCCCCGGACGCACACGAAGCGCTCGCAATGGTGAACCGGATCTACCCACGGTTGAATGAGCGTCGTACGGAGATCGAGCGGGCTGAACGCTACTACGGCGGCCAGCACAACCTCACGTTCGCTACCGATGAGTGGCTGAAGGCCAACGGCGCCCGGTATTCGGAGTTCTCCGACAACTGGTGCGGCGTTGTCGCGAATGCGGAGGCCGAGCGCCTGTCTCCGATCGGCATCCGTTACCGGAATGACGATGTGAAGTCGAAGGATTCGATCTCACTCTCCACATGGGACGACTGGCTGCTGAACGATATGGATGCTCAGGCTTCTCAGGGCATCCTCATGTCGCTTGTCGCGAAGCGTTCCTACGTGTCGGTGTGGGGTGTCGATCAGGGCGATGACGTGGAGCCGTCGTTCTCGTGGGAGCACCCGTCGAATGTGGAGATCGAGTACGACTTCGCGAACCCGCGTATTCGTCGCGCCGCGTTGAAGACGTGGATCGATGGCGATCATGAGTTCGCGATCCTGTACATGCCGCTGACGGTGTGGAAGTGGCGTCGACGCTACGGGAACTCGAAGAACGAACGCGACTCGTGGGCGGATCAGGCACGCACTCAGCGCACGTCTGATGGCGGGTGGGAGCCGTGGGTGGAGCGCGGGGATGACACGTGGCCACTCAACAACCCGATCGGCGCGG